AATCCCCGTGAGGGAATTGCGAACCAGGCAGATTTTAAACTTGTTTTGTAGGGTAACCTCTACAAGTTTAGTCTAAAAGGCCTCTCGTAATTTTCTCATCCCTACCCACCGTACGCGACGAACTGTGTACATAGTTTGGATACAACGCTTGAAACTGAAGGGCAGATCTCGGAAGCGGCTTTGGAAGGCCGCCTTCTCGATCTGGTCTCCAGAGACCCTCGTTGTGTCTGACAGCAGCAGATTGCTGCGACTTATATCCGGTCATAGTATAGAGATCATCGATCCCTATATTACTGTCGAAAAGTAAGTCGAAGCACTTCATCCCTACGATGTGAGTATACTCCTCCGTATACGGACCTTTTATGGTCGTATAGATCGGTTGAGGTAGACTCTCTGTTGCTGCCTTCCAAACCCTCCATGGAGTATCTCTGAAGGCTGTGAGGTTGATTGGTCTTTCCTTCTTCCACTTGAGAAGAATCCTTCGAGCTATACGTAAGTCTAGTTCGGAGCATCCCCCCCAAGTGCCAGATGGCAGACCGATTCCTCCAAGCCACTCAGGAATATACCATGGTAGGTGTACCTTTCCAAGGACTAACTCCTTATGGTAGTTGATGAATTCACGCATGCAGGGCTCATGAAGACGCTCCGGTGTGAACTCTAGAAGCTCCCGTGCCCTCGCTCCCACACTATTAGTCGGATCGGCTAAGTCGGATTGACTGACTGCATTCCCGGATCTCTTCAGACCGCGAAGCAGGCCGATATTGACGTAGTGTGTTAGTGAAAAGGGACAGTTCCGTTTCTTTCCATTCTCAGCCGTAATTTGGTGATCCTCCGTTCTCATGAAGCTTGTCGAATTAATATCGACGAACTCTCGAGAGACGTAGGTTTTCCCTAGGGACTCTTTAAGTCCACTAAATTCGGTAATGAGATGCCAGAAACGGTAGGTCTCTTTATTTGCACGCATCGCACAATCATCTCCGTTGATGAGCAGTGGACAGTCTCGAAGTAGAATCTTCTTTTTGAGACCGAGTTCCATAGCCCAGCGGCAGAGTGCGGCGTTTGCAATGCAAAGCACAGGAAAGGAAGTGATGCTTCCCATCAACTGACCTCGAGTCTGAGGTTTCCCATTCTCAAAGACATGGCCTGTTAGACTTCTTATTAGCAGCGATCTTTCGATTGCAGCTAGGTCTAGCATACTGCCAATTTCGTCTGCCACGGTTTCAGAGACAAAGGTTTTCAGATTATCTGTGGCCGCCTCGTAATCCCCTGAGATATAGTACTCATCATCCTTGAGCTTCGCGCCCATGGTGTTAAGTATTATCTCCTCGGTTACAGGCCGTCCGATTAACTGAAATGTCTTCTGATATCGTAGCGTGGAATGGAGGAACTTCCAGAGACTCCGTAGAACGGTTTGTTGAAATGGAGGACCCTTTGTGATCATTCGAACCTTTAGCGCCTCAGCGAGGGCGACCGGCTTTACTAGCGGTTTCTCTTTCGCGGCGGCTGCCACGAGTCGATGCCACAAAGTTTGGAACCTTTGTTCCAGTTCCTTCGAATCAACAATCACTAACCGTTCCGGATAGTCACTGTTGGAAATATGTTCGTCGCTATCGTCTGGGTATCTCTCTACAGTACGTAACACCCCACCTGGGCTACGAAGCCCTTTCAATAAGTCACTTTCAAGTAGCGTGCCAACCGCACCTGCTTCCCCGCGACTATTGATATAGTTTGCCGATGTGCTGGGAAAGAATCCTTTGATTCGATCCTTGTATGTGTACTTCTTTCCTTCGAAGATCTCTTTGACTGTACGTCGCAACTGTTCTTTAACGGTTGTGGTACATAGAGTCAATTCGATCCCTTCAGGGAAGTCGTCCACATCAGCCCATGGAACTAAGATTTGGTGAGGAATAGTTACTTG